GGCATTTCCTGCAAACGATTGACCAACGAGGAAGTATCCCGTGTCACAAAGGAAGAAGTACCAGCTGAGAACAGCGGACTTTCCCCTGTCGAGGAGCCTAACTGATCAGTTCATATCTGACCTTGACGGCGTGTTATCTTTAGACACGTCGCCTGAGGCCAGCTATCTCAAATCCGTTTACCTTTCAAAGTTTACGGAAATTGGGAAAGATGAAGCTGAAGTTCGGCGGTTTCGAGCCATTGATAAATGGCTTAATACCGAATCCACCAATCTCACAACGAACGCACGGCTGATTAAGTTCGGCCGTTCGTCGTCTGTCAGTGTAGTCCCAGAAATCTCTGCGAAGAGATTCTTGGATCGCGTTGCAAGTGTGATTGCCCAAGTTTTACCTTGGACACCATCCCTCGAAGTCTCCAATGGAGGCTTTTCAGGTGGTTCTTCCACAAGTAAAGCTCGGGTTCGAGGCCATCCAGCCTTGAAGTTCCTTGACAAAGCAGACATTACTCGACCTGCCTATGCCTTGTTCCACGATGTTATTCGTGGGACCAGGTGGGCTGACCATCTACGGTTATCTGGGTTGGACCCCAGATACGTCGAAGGTAATGTCCTATTCACAGTTCCTAAGAACTCTGAAATTGATCGGGTTGCTGCAAAGGAACCAGATCTTAACATGTTCCTACAAAAGTCTTTTGGGAATCAGATTCGGACCTGCCTTAAACGGGTAGGTATAAATCTTAACGACCAGAGGACCAATCAGGAACTCGCCAGAATAGGGAGTATCACTGGGTCTCTTATGACCCTTGATCTCTCTTCAGCTAGCGATTCGGTGACTACAGAATTGGTCAGAAGGCTATTGCCTCCTGATTGGTTCTATTATCTGGACCTCGTTCGATCTCATAAAACGGAGATCGACGGTGTTCAGCATGTCAACGAAATGTTCTCCTCTATGGGGAATGGCTTCACGTTCGAGCTTGAAAGTTTGATCTTTTATGCTATAACGCGAGCCGTTACATCCTTAAGAGGTGTTCGGGGTCAGATTTCCGTGTATGGAGACGATATTATCGCTCCTTCGGAAGTGAGGCTTGACCTTGTTTCCGCTTTGTCTTTTTGCGGCTTTTCCGTGAACGATAGCAAGTCCTTTTGGACTGGCCCGTTTCGGGAATCTTGTGGAAAGCATTGGCACGATGGCCTGGATGTGTCGCCGTTTTATTTACGGCGGCCCTTCCTCGTCATAAGTGACCTTATCCTTACGCTCAACCAACTAGTTGGTTGGGCCAGCAGATGTATCGGCGTTGTTGATCCTCGATATGAGGTGATATTCCGCAAATA